ATGGCTAAGGGGCTGAGGCTTACGAACGATTCGGTGCGCACACTTCCGGCTGGGCCGAAGGGCGATGCGATCTATCCCGACAGCGACGGCAAGCAAGGGGTGCCCGGCCTGTATCTCCGGGTGCGCAAGTCGGGCTCACGGACGTTCGTCATTCAGTGGCGCCAAGGCAATATTCAGCGCCGCTTGACTGTCGGCAAGGTTGGCGTTCTGACGCTGGACGAGGCCCGCAAAAAGGCCCGCAAGCTGCTAGTGGGCATTGACGAGGGTGCCGATCCTATTGCCGTCAAAGCCCGTACCAAGGTTGCTGACAAGCTTCTTTTCGAGGCTTTGGCGCAGGAATATCTGGATGCCCGGGCCGCCGACATGAAGGCATCCAGCCTGGACCAGTGCAAACGTCATCTGCAACTGTACTTCAAGCCATTCAACCGGCTGGCGGTTGCCAGAATCGACCGCGCGTTGGTTGCAGCAGAGCTGCGCACCATTGTGAAATCCCGCGGCGAAGTGACGGCCGATCGCGCGCGCAGCACTCTTTCCGCCTTTTACGGGTGGTGTGTTGGGGAAGGCTATGCGAACGAAAACCCGGTCATCGGAACCAACAGGGCCAGCGCCAATGTCGGCCGGGACCGGGTGCTGGCGGATAACGAACTGGTCGCAATCTGGAAGGCTTCGCCGGCAAACGACTACGGACGGATCGTTCGCTTGCTCATGCTGACAGGTCTGCGTCGGAATGAAGTCTCGGGACTGTGCTGGACCGAGCTTTCGCTTGACGGCCCGGACCCGGTAATCAGCCTGCCAAAAGAGCGCACCAAGAATAGCCGGCCGCATGACGTGCCGCTGTCGGAGCAGGCGCTTGCGGTGCTGGCAGAAGTGGCGCAGCGCGAGGGCCGCGATCATCTCTTTGGTGGTGGCGAAGGAGGATTCTCGGGCTACTCACGCGCGAAAACGGCCTTGGACGAGGCCGCACGGTTGGAATCCCCTTGGACGCTGCACGACCTGCGCCGGACGATGGCAACCCGGATGGCGGACCTTGGCGTTCAACCGCATATCATCGAGGCGGTGTTGAACCACATCAGTGGGCACAAGTCGGGTGTCGCTGGCATCTACAATCGCAGCACCTATGCCGCGGAAAAGCGCGCCGCACTGGATCTGTGGGGCTCGCGCGTCCAAACCCTGCTGGCCCGGGCCGAGGGGGCGAACGTGACGACGCTCAAGCGGGCGTGAAATCGTTTCCGTTGGGAACGATTTCTAACCGGCCGAAATCCAGGCCGGTTCAGCCAAGGTGCGGCGAACAATGCCTGGGTCGGCGCTCTCCGCATCGCGGATGATGCGCGCTTCGTGGATATCCTTGCGCGAAAGACCGAGGTCTGCGGCGGTAGCAATCGCGTTCTCGCTCAGAACACGATTTTTGGCCCCGTTGTGGGCTCCGATAACCTCGCCCCGCTCCTGCGCAGCGTCGTACTCATCTGCGAGGCGACGCTAGGGGGTACGCACAGTGTGCGTACCCTAATGGTTGGAAACTCCAACCTTTAATCTAGATCGGCGTCGGTTGACCGATCGAAGATATCGATTCCCTTGCGCTTCAGTAAAAACAGGATGGAATCGATCCTCCTGTTCAGCTTGGTGATTTCCCATTGAGCCAGCGCGCCCACGGCGAGCGGCAAAAGCCACCAGGCGTTTCCGGTGATCCAGTTTTCCATCTGAGCCCCTTCCCGAATGGGCCTGCGCAAAATTGCGCACCCCTCTAGGGGTGGATTTTTAAGCAAATCAGTGAGAACATGCCTATGGGTGTGGAAACCCGGACCGAAATAGGCAGGCAACGGTTGGCGCCGTAGCTTCTGCTGAAAGCGCAAGAAACCTTGGCGGGTTTCTTTGGCGCTATGGAGCGCCTTGGCGGGCGCGCCGATCTGGCTTTTATGCCGGGGGCGGTGCGCCATGTCCAGAGCCGCGAGGCTTAAAAGCGCCGCCGACCTGTCTTTCGGCAGGTTTCCACCCCCCGGCTGCCGGCCCGATGCCGGTGACGGCTGTGGAAAGCCAAACCGAAAGACGATCATCATGCAAACCATCACAGAACGGCCAGCGCGGGGCGCTGGTGCGATTTCGCGTCAACTGGCTGTCCAGGAGCGGCGAGCCAGAAAAGCCAGCCAGCGAGTCCGGAAACTCCGGGAAATAGCATCCGCCGAAATCGAGCGGCTGATTGCCTTCCTGGACCAGACGGACGGCTACACCATGACGGAGCTCGAGCCATCGCTGGGCGCGGCGGAAATTCCTCCGACATTCAATCATTTCTCCGAGAAGTACCGGTTTTTTTATACGCTCGATGGCGACCAGAGGCGTTGGGCCGTTGGCGCAACCGATGATCGCGAGGTCGAGGACGAACACGACGAAGACACCATCGATCGCGAGGAGGTGTGTGAAGACGAAGGCGCCGAACATGATGGCGCCGAGCCGGACGAGGACGCCGAGCCGTCGCTAGGCTGGCCGGAAGCCTATGGCTGCGGGGGCGCCGGGATGGGTTCTTCTGATGACAAGGAAGAAGGTGCCGGACCCGACATTGCCGCTGCCAAGAAGCGCGGCAAGTCGATCAATCCCGGCGTGTCAGTCCACCGTCACTATAGCCGCTGCACGGAAATCACTGGCCTGACGGACCAGCAAAAGAAGATGCTCGGCACGGAGTGGGTACGGTGACGGCGGCGCCCAACCGCGAGTGGAAAACCCGCATAGCGGGCGAGACCCGCGCCCGTGAGGTGGCCGAGAAGCAAGCGCGAGAAGCCATCGTGAGAGCGGAGCGCGCGGAGCAGTCCGAACGCAACCTAACCCGCCAGCTCGACATAGCGCACCGCGAACTTGACTTGCTGCGGGCCCTGGTCGCATCGAACGGCTGGAAGCAGGACCAGCTTCCCAAATAGAGTAAAACCAACTTTGGTTTCACCTGACTGACGGTCAGGTTATGAGAACAAGATCGGCTCAATTTTGAGCCGATCTTATTTTTCCGAATGGGAAAAATTGAGTTTTACGTTTTGCCGGCGCTAAAATGTATCGGCAGCACAAACCACGGGACTGATTTAATGAACAACTTTCCGCCGAGCCTGAACAGGATTGTCAGCAAGTATGATCGGGACGGCAATCCGCGTCCTGAGCAAGACATCCAAGCCGATATCAAATATCGCGCAGACCGAAAGCAGCGCAGGAAAAAAAATGGCTATTCAAAAGACAGTCATTGGTCGGTCAGGCGAATGTTTGGCGAAAAAGAAATTGAAGGATTCTGCTCAACTCTCGGCCTGCTCCTCGGTGCTGATCAAGCTATTGCCATCGTAAACGGCATGCGAACCAACAGCAGGATTGCAGCATCGCAAGTGCTGCGACGAGCGCGAGCCAAACAAGCACTGCATGACGCGGTCGGCCCCGGCAGGCCACGCACGCCACCGCAGCGGCTTGCTGCAATGATGGTATCGGTTGAAGCCTACGTCGGCGCCGGCCTACGTCGTGACGAAGCCCTGCGCCGCGCCGCTGACAAATGGGGAAACACCGAAGGCCGGTTTCTCGACATTTACAAGAAGGAAGCGAAGCTTCCACAGGATGGCGGCAGCGATCTGTTTAGAGCATTCTTCCATAAAACCAAAATTGATTGGATCGATAACTTCATTCGAGACTTCCGGAGTTCTGAAAGCGTTGCTTAGCGAATATTCACCCCTCTAAGCCCGAATTTTCACCCCCCTCATGAGGGTTATTCACCCCTGCCGGTCGCGCTCGATCTGATGACAATGCCATGTCATGTCAACGGGGGACATGTACATGGACCATCAGCAGCGCAGAACGCGCCGTGTTTACACAGTCCAGCTTTTCGCTGGCGAACTCGGAATCTCCGAGCGGACGGTGTGGCGCATGATCGCCGCACAAAAAATCCGGACCATCAAAATCAGTGTCGGGCGCACGGGCATTCCCGCGTCGGAGCTGGAACGCATCGAATCGGGCGGCCTGCTCGCCAGCGCGGGGGGCGAGCGATGATGCGCGAACGCCTTCCCAATCGCCGGCCGCATGTGGCGTTCAATTTCACCCACAACGACCTGATTTATCACTGCACCGCAACCCGCTATGCCGATGGTCGCGTTGCGGAAATCTTTCTCTCCACGTCGAAGGCAGGGAGCACGGCGCAGCAGCACGCCGAAAGCGCCGCCATCTTGTGCAGCTTGGCGCTTCAGTCCGGCGTGCCGTCAGAAACTATTGCCCGCTCGGTTGGAGGACCCATCGCCGCTGCACTCGAACTTGCAGAGGCGTCCGAATGACAATCCATGAGCAGCCCGACAATGCCAGGCGCGAGCATTTGCTTGCCGCAATGCGTCTCGTAACTTTGCGGCTGCGCCTGCTCCAAGCTGAAGTCGATCAGGTTGGCGTGTTCCTGAAAAACGGTTGGTGCGGGCCTGATGAGGCTGAGCAGACCTTGGTCGACCTTAACTTGCTGGACCTTGCCTTTCCGCGCACCCTGGAGGGCGAATGACGAATGCGGTTCAGGAAGTCTTCAAGCGTGAAGAATGGGGCACGGGCTACGCCTATGAAACGCTCAACGATTACTTTCGCTGCAAAGACCATCAGAAGTCTTGGCTGATCAAAGGCATCATTGCCGAGGGCGAAACCTCGGCATGGGTTGGACCGCCCGGTAGCTTGAAGTCCGCCTTGATGGCGGACATGGCTATTGCGATCGCCGCAAATCGCAACTGGCATGGCAAGCGCACCAAGGCTCGAAACAAGCATTACGATGCAGGCGTTGTATATTTTGCGCTTGAACGCGCTGATCTCGTCAAGCGGCGCATTGAAGCGCAGATCAACCGGCTTGGCCTGGCCGAGGCCGATCTGAGCGACATAACGGTTGTCCCTTGCATGCTGGATCTTGCGCATGAAGACAGCGTTGCGAAGCTCGTGCGAACGGTGAAGAACATCGAAGCCTTCACGGGTATGGTCGCTGGCGTTCTGGTCTTCGACACCTTCGCAAAATTGATCGCCGCTGGCGGTGGCGACGAGGACAAAGCGAAGGATCAGGGGCGAGTGCTTGCCAACATCGCGCGCGTCAAAGAAAACCTTGGGGGACCGCATGTCGCGCTGGTCGGCCACACCGGCAAGGACGAAACCCGCGGCGCACGCGGCTCCAACGCGATCTTGGGCGACGTTGATGTCATGGTGGTGATCACAGGCGACGAGGTGAAAACCGCCACGGTGACCAAGGCCAACGACATGCCCGAGGGCCCGCTATTCTCGTTCAAGGGCGAGCTTTACGAATTCGGCAAGGATGAAGATGGCGATCCGATCACCGTAAACATCATCAGCGCTGAAACCATCGATCCCGACGCCGTCAAGGTGCCGACGAACCGCCGCTTGTCACCACGCCAGCAACTCGCCATCGAGGCCCTTTCTGAGGCGGTGTTGTCGGCCGGCCAGCCGGTCCCGGCCGAGTTCGACTTGCCTTCCACCGTGTCTGCCGTGACCGCCAATCAGTGGCGTGACGAGCTTTACCGGCGCGGCGTTCTTAGCCCGCAGGACAAGAACCCCAGGGCGGAGTTTAAGCGCCTTGGAGAAGCTCTGGCGGCTCGCCAGCGTATCGGCAGAAGGGATGGTCTCGTATGGCTCGCCTGATGAGGGGCGTAGCGTGTAGCAAGTGTAGCACCTCTATAGGGTGGTGCTACAACATGCTACGCTACAGCCATGTAGCACCTGCTACAGACATGCTACGGATATGCTACGCTACAGGCCCGATGTTCCAGTTGAGAATATCGGGAACAATCGGGCTCAAGCGCCTTCCACAAGCGACCCCGTTAGCGGCGCTGTGACCGATGCTTGGCAAGTTGCAACGGCGCGTTCATCGCGCGTTCCTCGCGAATCCTGGTGGTGACCTTACGACCGCTGAGCTTGTGAGCTGGTGTTATCCGCGGCTGACTGAGCCAGCTCGCAACAAGCATCGGTTCTGTGTCAGGCGCGCGGCTTCTCGCGTCGCTGTTGTCGTCGGCCGAACTTATCCCGGCGGCTTCATTTGGCGCGCGAAGTCTTCCCAATAGCTTCCCAAATGAGAACGGTCGAATTTTCGACCGTTCAAAATCAATAGCTTAAATCGGAAAACCCTTAGTCAGCGGAACAAGACTTGGATGAAAACACTGCCATGCCGCGACATGGCACGGCGTGTCAGTTTTCCACCGTTGAGGTGAAAATAGCCGTGGCTAGGGTTCCTCGCAGAGGGGTGGGCGGATTGTGCCTACCCTGTTGCTGGGGACGTGATGGCATCATTCCTTTCAACCCTGTTCGGTGGCGCTGCTGAGAAAGAAGCCGCCGAGAAGAACAGGCAGCTTTACCAGCAGTACAGGACCGATGGGACGGCCGCGCTCGACACCGGCATGGCGGGGTCCAAGGATGCCCTCGCCACGGCCAAGGCTGAGTACGATCCCCTCAACGCTACGTTCCTCAAGGGGTCCGGCCTGTACGCCGACGCGCTGGGCTTGAATGGCGCTGATGGTACGTCACGGGCTTCTCAGGCCTTCCAGGCCGGCCCAGGCTATCAATTCGCCCTCGATCAGGGTTTGCAGGCCTTGCAACGGCAGTACGCCGCCGCGGGCATGAACGCGTCCGGCAATGCCGGCATCGATGCGATGAAGTTCGCCACCGGACTTGCCAATCAGGAATACAACAACTGGCTTGGCAATGTCGGTGGCTATGACAGCAAGGCTATGGGCACAGCCAATGCGCGCGCCGGCATCGATAGCACGCTAGCCAACCTCTACCAGTCTGACGCGAGCAACCGAGTCAATCTGTTTGGTAACACCACGTCAGGCTTGGCTTCTGCGAACAACCTACAGGCACAAGGCGAGGCCGCAGGTGCGAAGAACTTGCTCGGCGGGGCACTGTCGCTCACGGCATTGGCTACAGGTGGTTTTGGCGGCGGGGGCGCGCTCTCAAGCCTTTTTGGCACGTTCGGGGGCAACGGCAGCCGACTGCTTGGCAGTGATGCTGCCGCCAACAAGCTGCTTTTCCCTGGGTACGGTACGGGTTAGCGCAGCATGGCAATCGCACCCCTTCAGGTCCCACAGCTCGGCGCCGTCTCGGCATTGGACTTTTCCGGCCTGGAAAAACTTGGCGAGCAAATCAAGCAAGGCCGGCTCGACCAGCAGCGACGTGAGGCCGTGCAGGCGTATGCCGGTGGCGATCCTCGCGCCCTACTGACTGGCGATTTGAAGCTCGCGGAATTGTATTTGCAGGATCAGCTTCGCAAACAGGCTCAGGCTAACAGCGATCGGACTTTCAATGCCGGTCGTGAGGACGCGGCGCAGGCTCAGGCTAACGCTGATCGTGCCCATGGTCTTGCGTTGCGTACGGCGAACCGCGCCGACAATCCTATTCCTGAAGGCTTCCAGCGCTCGCCCGAAGGCGGCCTGGTGCCGATCTCAGGCGGCCCCAGGGATCCTGCCTACATCGCCAGCGCCAGCGCTGCGAAGCCTCGCCAGATGTCGGTGACCGACATCACCAAGCTTTCGGAAGAAGGCGGCAAGTTTGCCGATCTGACGCGGTTTGGTGAAACGTTCAAGGACGATTACGCCGGCCGTCCGATTATTGGCGAAGCACGGAACTGGGTCGGCCGCAATCTTCCGTCCAGCATGGTTGATCCGGCGGCGGCTGAGAGCGCGTCCTGGTGGCAGGGATACGATCGGTTCAAAAACGTCGTTCGCAATGAGCTGTTCGGTTCTGCTCTTACCGCACCGGAAAGGGCCGCGTTTGAGAAAGCGGATATCGGGCCTGGGATGAGTCCTGAAATCATCCGGAAGAATTTGGCGATCCAGAAGCAGGTTGTTGAAAACGCGATGCGCCGCAAGGCCGACGCGATGACGAGCGCCGGTTATAGTCCGGATGTCGTTTCGAAGGCGTACGGCGTTCAGCTTGACGGTTCAGCGCCCAAGCAAGCGCCGCAGGGTGCCGGCGGTGTTGTCGATTGGCAGACTTACTTCGGAGGCGCGAAGTAAATGCCCGTCGTCGCCATGCCTGACGGAACGCGCGTCTCTTTCCCTGACGGGATGACGCCTGACGTTATTCGCGGAATGATCGCTGAGAAATTCCCCGATGCCGTCCGCGGTGGACGACCGGCAGACTTCGAAGAACGCTTTGCGGCGGTCGGGCCCTATGATCCCAACCCGGAAGCACGCGATCAGGGATTGTCGCGCCGGCAGCAAATGGGGGCGGTCGAAAAGGCCGCCAGCCCGATCACTGAATATCCGGAAGTGTACTCGCGCATGAACCGCGAAGCGCGCTCGATGATGTCCGAGGGCGTCGAGCAGTTGCGCGAAGCCTCGGGTGTGGTCGACGCCGCAAAGGGGATTGGTAAGACGGCCCTCGGCGCCGCCGGCTTCGTGGCCTCTCCTATCAACGCCGCCTATCGCACCGTGGTGGGTCAGCCGATTCAGGATACGACGGGCATCCCGCGCGAGTACACCGAATTTGCCGCTCAACTGGCAACGCCCGGTATTGGCTTGGCGAGTGCCGGGAAGGCTGCGCCTTCTGTGCGCGTCGTTGAGCAAGCTACGCCAAGCGTTCAAGAGCTGAAGGCGGCTGCAAAGAAAGGATATGAATCTCCTGCCGTGAAAGACATAGCCATCGCGCCGCGCGAGGTGTCGAACGCCGTTGTCGGGATTCGCGCCGGACTGGATGCTGAAGGTTTCGATGAAATAATTGCCTCGAAAGCGCACGGCGTCTTGAAGCGGCTCGAGTCTGCGCCCGATGGCGCGGTCATCACAGGTCAAAACCTTCGCAGTATTCAAAAGACCTTGGGCAAGGCCGCCGGCTCAGTCGACCCGCAGGAGCGCGCCGGCGCAATGATGGCGCTGAAGGCCTTTAACGAATTCCTTGAAGGCTTGCCGGATTCGGCCGTGCTTCGTGGCCGTGCTGATGAATTTGCGCGGACGGTAAAGGAAGCCAACGCGAACTATTCCGCTGCCAAAACTGCCGAAGGACTGGATCGACAGATCACCGCTGCGGAGTTGCGTGCCGACGCGAGCAATTCCGGAATGAATGTCGCGAACACGATCCGGCAGCGGATGGCAGCGATTCATAACAATCCGCGTCTCAGTCGTGGTTTTCGACCGGACGAACTGGCGCAGGTGAAGCAGATTGCCGAAGGTACGCCAGGCGAGAATGCACTTCGCCAGGCCGGAAACATCATGGGCGGTGGGGGCGGTTTCCGCGCATTGGCGGCCGGCACCGCTGGTTACATGGCTGGTGGCCCTGCAGGCCTCGCGCTGCCGGCTGGCGGCATGGTGCTGCGCGGCCTCAGCAATCGTATGACTTTGGCAAATGCCGAACGTCTTTCCGAGACGATCCGTTCGCGCGCGCCGTTGGCCAGCGCGACGAATAAGTTTGAGCAAAGGGCGGCGCAATTTCAGGCTCAGCGCAACACCAAGACCGCAGCAGCAGCGGCAGTCGCGGCCCGCAATCTTTCGACAAACCTGAAGGACGCGGGCTTCAATATCTCAGCGGCCGATTTGCTGAAGACCATTCAATCGACGCCAGCAAAGGTAGAGCAGGATGAGTGAAGAAATCACGAGTGTCGCGGAGGTTGGTGGTTCGACTCCGCTTGACGCCATTCTTGGGAGGGGTAGTGCGGGTCTCCTAACCGAAAATCCTTCCCAGGAATCGGTTTCCGATCAGCCTCAGGCTGAGCCGGTTTACGACGCGGACGATGATGGTCCGCAAGTATCCCGTCTCGCGCTGCACCGGGAGCGTGAGCGCCGGCAGAAGATGGATCAGCGCGTTCGCGAGCTTGAGGAGGAAATTCAGCGCTTTCATGAGGCGAAGTGGGGCACGGAAGAACAGCAGCCGCAGGCCGAAGCATCGCAAGTCGCGACGCACGACCAGGACAACGAACGGCGGGCGTTTGAATACAATCAGAGCTATGCCAACTTCCTTGCGAAGCACGGCAAGGCCAAGGTCGAAGCGATCGACGCCGCGGTTAACAGCCTTCCGGCGCCGCAGAAGGCTCATGTCCTCGCGCTGGCCACCCAGGGCAACGGCGATCCGGTCGAGCGAGTGTTCCAGTATGTCCAGCAGCTCGGGGTGCTGGATGAGGGGTTCAAGCCCACCACATTGCAGGACGCATTGGCGGGAAAGAAACAAGAGCCGACTGGTAATGATCGCAATGATGATGTCATGGCGCGGATCGATCAGCGCGAACAGCATATTATGGCGGTTCACCGGGCGACGACGTTCAATGCGTCACGCGCTGAGTTTGTTTCCGAATTTGGCAAATCCAATTTCGAGAAGCTGGACACCGCAACTCAATCGCTGCTGAGCAGCGGCAATCCGGCCGCCGCTGAGTTTGCGGCCATCGTAACGCAATCCGAGAACCCTGTAGCGACTGCCGCTGAATTGCTCGGCAAGCTCGGTCTGTGGTCGCCAGAGGAGCCGCAGCGCGTCCAGTCTGTCATGCCGTCCAGCTTCGCCAGCGTACGCAGCGTGGCAGGCCGCAGGGGTCCGGCCTTCGCCGGTCCTACCCCGCTGTCGGACATCTTCAAGAGGTAACGATGTTCGAGCGCGACAAAAAGGGGCAGTTCCTGAAAGGCTCTGGCGGGCGTCCACAAGGCGCGCGCAACAAGCTGCAGGCGACCTTTGTTGACGCGCTTGAAAAGGATTTTACGGAGCATGGCGCGGGCGTCATCAACATTGTCCGCATTGAGAAGCCGGCGGACTATCTGAAGATCGTCGCGAGTATCCTGCCGAAGGAATTTGTCCTCACTGAAGGGGAATTGGAAAACCTGAGCGACGAGGAGCTTTTGGAGGCTCTTACGCTCATTCGCGAAGCCAAGGCTGCACGGGAGAGCGTGCAGTGAAGAAAAAGGATGTTGACCCCAAAGCCTTGGATGCACTTGAACGCCGCCTGGTGGGTGTGCGCGAGCGTCGCAACATTCGCCGCAGCATGGAAGCGTGGGTTCGCTACAAGGGCTTCAAACCTGCCGCGCACCATCTGTTGATTATCCGGGAATGCGAAGCATTTCTGGATGATCCCGACTTGGATGTACTTCTGCTGCACGCGCCACCTGGTTCGGCCAAATCGACGTACATCAGCCACCTATTGCCGCCGTCCTATTTCGCGAAATACCCCGGCAGAAACATTCTTTTTGCCACACACAGCGGTGATTTCGCTCAGCGATGGGGCCGGAAGGTGCGCGGCGAAATCACCAACGAAGGCGAAGTGCTCGGCATCTCGATTTCTCCGACGAACGCGGCAGCAGATCAGTTCGCCCTCAAGGAAGGCGGCGAATTCTATGCGGTCGGTGCCGGCGTCGGTATTGCTGGTTTCCGCGCCGATCTCGGCTTGTGCGATGACCTGTTCGGCAATCGTGAGGACGCATGGTCAAACACCGTGCGTCAAAAGCGCTGGGATTGGTACGTTGACGACTTCAGTCCGCGTTTGAAGCCCGGCGCCAAGCGCATTCTGATGAATACCCGCTGGCACGAATTGGACGTGGCAGGCCGTATTGCTGCGCAAATCGAATCTGGTCAGGTGCGCGGCAAGATCATCAATATTCCGGCGATTGCTGGTGACGACGACCCGGTTGGACGCGAGCCGGGAGCGTATCTGTGGGATGAAGATCCTGAATATGCTTACGGAGACTTTCTCCGCAGCCGTCAACGGGAATGCTCGCCCATGATGTGGGCTGCACTCTATCAGCAGCGACCGGCTCCAGAGGACGGCGACTACTTCAAGGCGGACTGGATTAAGACCTATGATGTGGTGCCCGATCCGCGCACCTTGCGGCTTTATGGTGCAAGCGACTTCGCAGTGACATCAGATGCCGGTGATTACACGGTGCACGGCGTTGGTGGGATCGACCCGACCGGCAAACTTTATCTGCTCGACTTGTGGCGCAAACAATCGTCCTCCGATGTGTGGGTGGAATCGCTCTGTGATTTGATCCTGAAGTGGCACCCCATGGAATGGGCGCTGGAAAAGGGGCAGATCACGTCCGGTGTCGGTCCTTACCTCGATCGTCGGCAAACCGAACGTCGCGCCTATTGTGTCAAGACGGCTTTCCCGACGCGAGGCGATAAGTCGGTTCGAGCTCAGTCCATTCGCGGTTACATCGAACGTCACGGGCTGTGGGTCGATGCCAATGCGCCTTGGTATGCCGCCTTGCGTGCTGAGATGCTTGGTTTCCCGGCCGGCCGCAATGACGACATGGTGGACATGCTCGGCCTGCTTGGACAGCTCATGGACAAGATGCTTCGCGGCAAGGCGTTGCGTCCGCTCGTGCCGCTCTCTCCGAAGGACCGCTGGGACAAGGTTTTCAATGCGGACGATGATAACGAATACGGATGGAAGGCCGCATGACGGACAATCTGAGCTATACCGACGACAACGCGTCCAGTGACGGCCTCTTGGACGTCGGAGCGCTCTGCCGCATGTTCGAGGAGAGCGACGACGCCACCTATAGCGCGCGCCAGCTTTCCGAGCGTGACCGCGACTATTACGACGGCCGGCAATGGACGGACGATGAAATCAGGGTGCTGAAGAAGCGTCGGCAGCCGGTCATCACCGACAACATCATCAAGACCAAGGTGGATTTTCTCGACGGCGTTGAGAAGCAGCAGCGCATTGACCCGAAGGCGTTGCCCCGCACGCCACAGCATGAACAGGACGCCGATGGCGCAACTGATGCGTTGCGGTACGTAGCGGACGAGCAAAGTTACGACAAGAAGCGTTCTGGCGTCTGGCGCAACCTTCTCATTGAAGGCGCTGGCGGCATCGCGGTTTCCATCAAGCATGGCGTTGAGTACGGCGGCCAACCCGGCGTGGAAATCCTGATTAAGCGCGTGCCATGGGACCGCATGTTTTTCGATCCGCATTCCTCCGAGCCAGACTTTTCGGACGCCGGCTATCTCGGCATGGTCATCTGGATGAACTATGACGATGCGCTGGCAATGTATCCTGACGGCAAGAATGCGCTCGATACAACGTTGGACTCCGCGCCGTCGCAGACCTATGACGACAAGCCGAAATTCACCTATTGGGCGGACAAGCAGCGCAAGCGGGTTCGGATTTGCCAAATCTGGATTAAGCGTGCTGATCAGTGGCACTTCGCTGAATTCACCAAGGGCGGCATCCTGAAGGCTGGACAGTCGCCCTATGTCACCGACAAGGGCGAGAGCGATTGTGAGTTGATTTTCCAGTCCGCCTATGTGGACCGGGATAACCAGCGTTATGGCTTTGTCCGCGAAATGATCTCGCTGCAAGATGAAGTGAACAAGCGCCGGTCGAAGGCGCTGCATCTTCTCAACACCAATCAGCTTCACTTCGAACAGGGCGCGATTGACGATGTGGAAGTCACGCGCCGAGAAATGAATCGACCTGACGGCACGGTGGAATATGCACCAGGCGCCATGCAGGAAAAGAAAGTTCAGATCGTCAGCGGTGTTGAATTGGCGAAGGGCCAATTCGAGCTTTTGCAGGAGGCCAAGAACGCTATCGATCTGAAGGGGCCGAACGCCACCGAAATGGGCGACAAAACAGGCGGCTCAAATGCCGCGTCAGGCCGGGCAATCCTTGCGAGCCAGCAAGGCGGCATGACGCAGCTTACCCATTTGACCGACCGGCTACAGGATCTTGATAAGCGTGTCTTTCGTGCCGTGTGGTGCCGCATTCGCCAGTTCTGGAATGCTGAAAAGTGGGTGCGCGTCACTGATGACGAACAGAACGTGAAGTGGGTTGGCATCAATGCCGATCCGCAGCAGGTTCAGATGGCGATGGCACAGAACCCCGCCCTGCAGGAGAAGGTCAAATCTGTTGTAAGCAATGTCGCTGAGCTGGATTGCGACATCGTCATTGATGAAGCGCCGGACAGCCTGACGCCGCAGCTTGAGCAATTCCAGTCCCTCGTTGAGTTGAAGAAATTCGACGCCGGCAACGAAATTCCGTTCAAGTCCATCGTTCGCGCTTCGCCAAACCTGAAGGTAAAGCAGCAGATTTTGAAGGACATGGAGCAGCGCGAACATCAGCAGGCACAACAGCAACAGCCGGCCCAACAGCTTCAGTTGCGTGGCGTTGTCGCGGAAGTTGAAAACAAGGAAGCCGATACGGCAAAGAAGCTCGCAGAAGCCCATGCTGCCGGCGCGCCTGCGCCAGGACAGCCTGAGAGTTACGAGCTGCCGCCAGAATTGCAGAATGCTCAAGCCGTCGCTGACATCGAAGACAAGACAGCATCGGCTCAACACAAGCGCGCTCAGGCTGTACGAGCTTTGCAGGAAGCATCGCTTGCGCCAGCGCGGATGGAAAAAGAGGTTCAGCGGGAGAAATCACCCGCATGAGAGGCGTCGCCGGCCATAACGGGCGCTCGGGTAGCTTGACCCGTCAATCAAGTGGCCGTCGCCGGGCCTACCGGGCGCTCGGGTGCATGGCCCGTTCCACATGCATCACGCGGCACGCGCAGTGCCGGTTTGGAAGATTGCGAGCTGATGCTCGCACGCATGAAGGATAAACTGTCATGGCCGATACAATGGTCGCAGACAAGCTCACTGTGGAGCAGTGGGACGACAAGTTCTACGTCGAATACCTCACCGAGAACCGCTACGCGGGCGAGATGGGGACGGATGAAAGCTCGATTATTCAGGTCAAGGAAAACCTGTCCAAGAAACCGGGCGACAAGATCAACTTCGCGCTGGTCAACAAGTTGACCAATGATGCAACGACCGGGCGCGATGTGCTGGAAGGCAACGAAGAGGACATGTCCTCGCGTTCCTTCAACGTTTCGGTTGAAAAGCGCCGAAACGCTGTCCGCGTTTCTGACACGGATGAGCAGTTTTCGGCAATCAGCCTTCGCAACGCCGCCAAGGTGGTGCTGAAGGAATGGTCGCTGAAGGACACCGAACGCCTGATTTCCAAGGCGTTGGGCGTCATGAGTGATGGCACCAGCAAGGTCTACATGAACGCGACAGACATTGCCGCGGCAGGCAACCAGACCGCGTTGGACGCCTGGCTGGCGAACAACAGTGACCGGGTGTATTTCGGCAACAACGCCTATACCGCGTCGTCTGGCGATCTTTCGGACGGCCTTGCCACTCTCACGGCGGCGACAACGGCAGAGCAACTGACGGCGGAAAACATCAGCGAAATGAAATTCATCGCGCTGAACCGGGCCAATCCGAAGATTCGCCCGATCCGCACCGAGAAGAACGGCAAGCACTACTTCATTCTCTATACGCACCCTCTGGCGTTCAAGAGCCTGAAGAAGGACGCCACGATCACTCAGGCGCAGCGTGAGGTGCGGCTTGAGATGGAGAATAACCGCCTGTTCAAGGGCGGTGATCTTCTGTGGGACGGCGTAATTATCAAGGAGGACTACGACCTCTACGATTATTCGACGCTGACCGGCGTTGGTGACGGCGGCACGACCACGGTTGTCCCTGCCTTCCTGTGCGGTGCCCAGGCCATTGCGGCGGCCTATGCGAAGCGCTGGACCACCAAGCAGAAGGACTTCGATTACGGCGACAAGCATGGCGTCGCGATCGAGGCGTTCTACGGCATCGACAAGATGCGCTTTGGCGCCGGCGACAATGACACCATGGACCCGAAAGACCACGGTGTGGTCACTGGGTTTTTCTCCAGCGCAACCGCCAGCTAAGGGAGTGTGAGCAATGGCTATCGGAACTGTAGCATCCGCACAGGTCGCGGATGGTAAGCCCGTCGCCGGTCACGGCTTCGCTGGCAATCTCAAAGTTGCGTACGGCACCTACAACATCGGTTCTGCCGTGGCGCAGAATGATGTGATCCGGATGTGCCGTACGCCGCGGAACGCCGTCATCCTTGATGTGGCGGTCTTCGGTCAGGACATCGACACCGGCACCGAGTCGCTGGACTTCGATGTTGGCTACGCGGCCAATGGTGTTGACGTAGCTGACCCGGATGCCTGGGGCTCGTTCGTCAATGTAACGGGCGACGGCCTCGGCAACGATACGGCCGGCGTGCGCCTGTTCGGCGGCGGCGTGCTCGCATCGGGCGGACCTAAGACCCTCGGCGCCGAGACGGTCCACCAGATCACGTTCAAAGGTGCGGCAAACGCAGGCGGCACGGGCCGCCTGAACATGCTCGTCTATTACGTGATCCCGTAA